TATTATTCATATCCTAAATCAGCCCGTAGGTGAGGCTAAAGTTTACAGTTAGACACGGACACGATTAACTGAAATATGCTTGACTAAACGCCAAAATCCCTCTTATGGGATTACTACAGACTCTAGGTTTTAAGAGCGCCGATAAGCCGGCTATCGAGGCCCAATACGCGCCTGCCGTAATGAGTACGCAATACGGTTACGGATCATTTAACACTGGTAACACTTACGGATATAACGCAAGCGGTATAGATCGTAACTTTGCATTACAAGTTGCAAGCGTTGTACGTTGCCGTAATTTAATTGCCGGTGTTATCTCCGGTATTGAATTAGCATTGTATAAAAAATCTACCGGAGAAAAGTTAGGCTCACCTGTTTGGTTAGAGCAGCCGGATATTAGGCAACCTCGTAGCGTAACTATTGCCGCTACCGTGGACTCGCTTATATTTTATGCGTGTGCATATTGGCGTGTTACAAGTCTGTATGCAGATGATGGCCGACCATCCGGTTTTGAGTGGGTCGCTAATAATCGCGTTACATACACTACAAATAAGTTTGGCACAGAGATAGAAGATTACTTTGTAGACGGCATTAAAGTACCAATGGGCGGTATCGGATCGCTTGTAACTTTTCAGTCACTTATCCCTGGCGTGCTAGACACAGCATCTACAACAATTAAAGCTGCTTACGATATACAACGTGCAAGCGCAGTAAGCGCTGCTACGCCAATGGCTACAACAGTGTTAAAAAATAACGGTGCAGATTTACCGGAGTCACAGATACAAGGTTTGTTAGCATCGTGGAAAGCATCACGCGCATCACGTAGCACTGCTTATTTAACCTCTACCCTATCGGTAGAAAATGTTGGCTTTAGTCCTAAAGATATGATGTATAACGAGGCATCACAATACTTAGCTACTGAAATAGCACGAGCTATGAACGTGCCGGCGTATTACATAAGTGCAGATATGAATAACTCAATGACTTACCAAAATATAATTGACGGCCGCCGCGAGTTTATGGCCTACTCATTACAGCCATATATTTGTGCTATCGAGGACCGTTTATCTATGAACGATATTACTAACTCAGCTAATCAGGTTCGCTTTGCAGTAGACGATACGTTTTTACGTGCCAATGCTATGGAGCGCTTAAACGTAATTGAGAAAATGCTAAATCTAAATCTCATCACCGTAGAACAAGCTCGGCAGATGGAGCAACTTACACCGCTAGGAGATCCAAGTGCTATTAACGTTTAGTCAGGAAATTCAGGCTGCCGATACAGAGCGCAGGGTCATCTCAGGACTTGTTGCTCCGTATGGCGAAATTGGACATACAAGTGCAGGGCCAGTCATGTTTGAACGCGGCTCTATAGCTATTGAAGATGCAACAAAAATAAAATTGTTAGCGCAGCATCAACAGGACAAACCTGTAGGGCGAGCAATTTCCTTTAGTGACTCAACCTCGGGCGTGTACGGATCATTTCGCGTATCGAGCAGTTCACGAGGACAGGACAGTTTGATACTTATCCAGGAAAACCTAGTTAGTGGCTTATCCGTAGGGGTGGATGTAACTGCCTCTAAGCCAATGGGTGATTACCTGTTAGTTACGGCGGCTGTCCTCAAGGAAGTCAGCCTTGTCGAAAGTGCGGCTTTCCAAAATGCCGGCGTCACTGAAATTGCAGCAGCTCGAGCAGCGCTTGAGGCGGCTACAAGTACAAAAGAAACAACGATACATACGACCATCGTAGAGATCGAAACAGAAACCGAAAGCGAGGATGCTGTGACTACAGCCCCTGAAAATACACCAGAGGAAACTCCGGTAGATACACCGGTCGAGGCTGAAAAGGTCGAGGCCGCTCGTAAGATTATCCGTCCATCCGTACTTGACTCTCAAAGAGTACGTACGCCAATTACTTCAATGGGTGCATATACAGAGCACAAGATTAAAGCAGCTCTCGGCAACGAGGACTCAAAGCTCTATGTAACCGCAGCCGATGACTCATTTTCCACAAACCCTGCATTTTCTCCTACTCAGTACTTACAGGAATTTCCAACTAACACACGTTTTGGTACACCGTCAATAGATGCGTGCTCACGTGGCACTCTGCCAGCGAGCGGTATGACTATCAACGTACCGTCACTTGTTACAAGCGCGGGCGGTCAGTCAGGCGTTGCACCAGTTGTAACAGTTGAGGCTGAGGCTGGAGCTGTTGCTAATACAGGTATGGTTACTGAATACCTTACAGGTACAGTATCTAAGTACTCAGGTATGAATACGCTAAGCGTTGAATTACTAGAGCGCTCAGATCCTAACTTCTATGCTGAACTTACAACACAGCTACAAAATGCGTATCTAAAGACTTTGGATACAACAGTAAACGCTGCACTTATTACAGCAGGTACAGTTGCGACAACTGCACAAGCTGCTACATCTGCAGGAATTATTGGTTACACATCAGAGGCCGCACGCCTTGTTTATGAGGCAACAGGTTATTTTGCACAAAACTACATCGCTAACGGTTCACAATGGCAATTATTGCTCGGCGCAACCGATACAACAGGTCGCCCAATTTATACTGCAGCTAATCCAATGAATAATGCAGGCGATGTAATGGCTAAGTCAATTCGCGGTAACGTGCTCGGACTAGACCTTTACGTAGATAAAAACTTTGCAGCTACTACAACAGTAGATGACTCAGCGATTATCCTTGCACCTGAGGCTTTCACTGTTTACCAGTCACCTCAAGCGTATATGTCTGTAAACGTTGTATCTAACTTGCAGGTACAGGTTGCAATTTATGGCTATATGGCCACTATTGCCAAGATGCCTAAGGGAATTATCCGCTACAACTTCACCTAAACAAACCTATAGAAGTCGGGAGGGTTCATAGCCCTTTGAACTCTCCCGGCCCATAGGTAGATCGGAGCACACAATGGCAGCCACGTACGTAACCGAACAAGAATTACGCGATAACCTCGGTATCGGAGATTTATACGCCGATGCAATTATTGAGGAGTGCTGCCAGTCTGCTCAAGATTTACTCAACCAATTTTTATGGTTTGACTCTGCACCCGTAGTAGGTACTGCATTACAAAATAACGTAGCTACAGTGATGGTTGCAAACCCAGGTATTTTTAGCACCGGAGATAGCGTTACGTTAAGTGGGTGTGGGGCTACCTATAACGGCACGTACACAATTACAGGCACTATCCCCTGGACTGCCGGCACTGCTACGCAATTCCCGTCTATTGCTTTTAATAACAGATTAACTAATTACCCTAACGGTTATAGCTATATTCAGTTTGCTAAAACTGCATCCAACGCTAATTTTACTCGCGTGTTGCCTTATGGCGCAGCCGTAGGAGCAGATACTAAAACGAACACTTACGCAACAACCCCAGCCGTGCGCGAGGCCGCGATGATCCTTGCAGTAGATATTTTCCAAGCCCGTCAGGTCAGCCAAACAGGCGGCGTTACTATTGACGGCTTTAGCCCAAGCCCATATCGCCTCGGAAATTCAATGATCGGCAAAATTAGAGGGCTCATCTCGGGTTATCAAAATCCTTTGAGTATGTTGGGATAACAAATGCCAGCCCCAATAACTACGCTCCGCGCATCTCTAGCTGCTGCTTTAGCTAATAGTGCGCTGTATAGCACCTACGATTTTCCACCTCCAACGATTACTGCCAATAGTTGCATTGTGGCTCCGGCTGATGGCGATTACTTAACCCCGAGTAATAACACAAACTTAAATATCTCACCTTTAGCAAACCTAAAAGTTATTTTGACGGTGCCGTTACTAGATAATAAAGGCAACCTCAATGGCATAGAGACAATGGCGTGTGCAGTGTTCAAAAAACTAGCGCAGTCCACAATAGTAATGAACGTTGGCAGTATGTCCGCGCCTAGCGTGCTTAGCGTGCAAAGCGGAGACCTACTTACGGCATCTTTTAATATAAGCGTACTAACGAGCTGGGAGTAGAAAATGGGATACACAGAGGAAGATATAGCGTTTTTAATCAAGATCGGTCAGATAACCGAGACTGGTAAAAAAGAAACAAAAACCGCACCACCTATAGAAAAGACGGAGGAATAACAACAAATGGCCATATATCTCAGTAATACGGTTGTTGTTACGCTGAACTCGATTGCACTTAGCGATCACGTTACAAGCGCAACAATTAACCGAGCTTTTGACGAGCTAGAAGTAACCGCTATGGGTAGACAGGATTGCCCACTCGCTGCGTAAGCGGCGATGAAAATTACTGCGCTATATCGGTGAAGGCTCCTTAAGGGCGAGTTAATACCGAGGCAACCTGCGAAAGCAGAGAGTCCGTAACGACTACACGCGCAGCTCCTAGTAATAGGATGAAGATATAGTCTGAACTGCACCAATAGCAAAGGTGCAGAAGTAAGCAGAAATGACTTACTCGCCGCAAGGTGGTAACAGCTTGGATACAGCTCACAAATTCGTCAAGGGCCTTGAGGCCAGCACTATTAGCTTAGATTTCCTAAGCGATACTGCAGCCGCAAACGTAAACGCAACTCTGCAAGCTGCCTGGGGTACAACAGTGCCACTTACACTTAAGCAGACAAGCGCCGCCGTATCAGCGACCAACCCGCTATACAGCACAACTATTTTGGTCAATAACACAACCGATATTAACGGCGCAGTAGGCGATATTGGCACACAGTCAATTACGTTTACTTGCAACTCACCTATCGTAATTACAACAGCGTAATAAAAACTAAGGGGCAAAGAGAT